GTACCGACAGTAGTTGCGTTTTTGGCATCAGATTCGCCGAGCACTTCCAGTACCCAACGATTTAATAAACCTCCCGTTAGTTTTATATCAGCAATAACGTAGTAGGCAGTCTGACTATATCTAGAACTGGTAAAGCACCACAGCTCAAATTTCACTCCATTTGATGAATTTATGGCTACTAGCTTAAAATGTGAACGAGTTTCGGCTGAATCTCTGGAAAACCACGATAACCTCATTGTTTCAACGCCTACGCCGGTACTGTTTACTCTTGTGTATGCACATAGGACACCATATCTACCGTATCCTTCACACACGTGCAGAAATAATGTCTCTGTATCAAAACCGTTTTTTGAAGCTGTCATTGTTCCGATGCGGAACCATCTATAACCGTCATCTGCGTTTTTAGCGTTGTTCACACACCTGCCATAACGCATAGAGCCGTTTGAGAGGGCTTTTGCCGCGTCTGCCGTGTCGTGAAGCGGCAGATACTGCGACAAGTCCATGCCGTCAAGCTTCTTCTTGTCAGCAGCCGTCATAAGCCCAGCAGCAGTAGTAGACACATTACTGTACGTCGTATCTTTCGCACTGATCGTATTGCCACTGATCGTGACATTTGCACCGGCAGTCAGCTTGTCTTGTTTCCCGGAAATGTCTGGTATCGTGGGCTTATCCGACAAATCTTTATAGCTCCCAGAAAACGCCACCGCTTTTAAATCGGTGAACCATTTCGCAATTTTCCCAAATAACACAGACATCTTTTCACCAGTCTTGACATTTTCTCTGGAAGATGCTGCTGAAAATGCTACTGTAGTAGTGCTTGCATCGCCGGTCTTGTCCAGTTTACCGCTGATGTCCTGATGCTTTTGCAGTGCCGTGTCCGCCTTACCCAGACTTGCCTGCACACCGCTTGCAAGGTCGCTCTTGGGGATTCCGGCGGCGGGCTTGGTGTATGTTCCGTAGCCTGCATCGTTTTCCAGTTCGGATACCTTCTCCGGCACGGGAATATCGATGCTCGCATTTTCTTCCGCATTTGCCGAAAACGTCCCCACGCTCTTACCGTTACGCTGCAAAGACAGCACGCCGTTTCCTACAGTCGGGATATCGGATTTGTCGGCTTTTTTTGCAATTTCTTTGGCGATTGCCTGATTCTCCACCGGATTGGTGCTTGTTTCGGACAATTCTGCATCTACTTCCACGGCCCCGGACGGGATGTTTACAGTGATCTCCACGCCGTCCAGACCTGTCCAGTACAGCGTGTTCTTGTCGGTGTTGTCCTGCCGCAGTGCGACATTCTGTGACCGGTTGACGAGTTCCACCAGCCGTTTCAGTATTTTACTGCTGCCGTTGTACTGTATCTTCATGGTCACCCCTCCGATATGGTATAGATCACTTTCATGGTCTGGGCGGCGGTCTTGGTGACTGGAGAGGATAGGTTGTTGATGGTGGCGAGATAGTTTGTCTGCATGTGAAATGTGCCGGCTTCCGGTGAACTGCCTCTGTATGGACTTCGAAAAAACATAATGGAATTGCCGATAATCGGTACGATTCGATATGTAGCGTTATATGCCCAAAGATTTGTGCGACAGTTTGTAATGGATACAGTATTTTTTTTTGTGTCAACAACAGCATAGTTTTGAGTATCGTTTCCCGATGCAAAAAGTTGTGGGAAATACAGAAATCCATTGCGTTCAAAAATTCCAACATCATGATAACTCGAACTGTTGTATTTTGATGGTATCTTTAGTTCTGTTACATCTCCAGCCGCAGTAATATTGATTTTATGTACAACAGATGCACCGAAATGATATAGATAATTGTTATATACATAGCAAAACTGGCTGTAGAGAGCTCCGCCTGTTGTATTGGCAACCACAATTTTTTCCAGCTTGAGTGTGTCCAGTGGAATGCGATACACTACAATATTGCTGCCGCTGGGTATATTGTAGTTAGAAACATTGTTTGCGACAATGTAAATTGCATTGCTGCTGCGATCATAATTCATAGCACGATAGGCGGTATAAATATTATCTGTTGATAATTCTACCTTTTCAATCAATGGTCTGTAGTTGTACAGGTTGCGAAGCAGTGTAACACTTTTCAGCATTGCTTGTCTTTTGTATATGACTATCTTGTTGCAGAAACTTGTATTTTCCGGATTTGGCACAAATTCCAAAGAATACAGCACATCGTTTTTTTCATCGATTGCCAGCGTAAATTGTCCTTCATGTGTCATAAATCTGCTGCCGCCTAGGCTGTAAAGTAGAGATCCGGATTGATCGCTGCTGTTGGTAGTGTGATCTTCGGGTTCTCCGTAGCTGTCAAAGCCGCCCCATTTAGAAGTCAGACATACGCTTGCAATTTTGCCGTTGCCCTTGGAAGTAGGGAAATCGTATACATACTTCATAGTTTTTGCATCTAAGTCCAGTTTGGATTCTTCGCTGTTGTAGTCGCCCCGAAGCAGACTGCTGACAGTATTCTTAATGCCATATACGCCAGATGCCGTCAGACGCACACCCGGTGGGGCATAGTACTTAGATGCATCTTCTTCCAGTGCTGTGTCAAACAGCAAAATGCCGCCCAGCAGGGACGTGTACAGCGGCTGTCCGATGCTGCTGTACATCACACCGCAGTCTTTCATGTAGCCCTCCTGCTTGAAAATATCTGTCAAGGCATTGGTCACCATGTTATGTTCCAACACTTTTTCCTGTGATCCGGTGCGGACATCGGTTAGGATCAATTCTGTTTTTCCTTTCAGCATGTGTCCTCCTTTATAGCGTGTAGTTGATTGCAAATTCTTTAAGTGTGGCGTTGCCCTCCAGCCATATGCGCAGGGCAATTGTTCTGGCTGTGGTCATGCCGCTGTAGAGTGCGTCAAGGTCTGTTTGCAGGAAGTCAGCCATAGGCACCTGCTCCGTCCATGTGCTGCCATCGTAGCTGTGCTGGACAGATACCAGTCCGGTGTAGGTGCATTCCAGAGATGTAATGCCGGTAATGCTGCTGTCAGACAGATCGGCAGTCTTTTGAATGCAGCCGGATACAGACTGATCTGACAGCTGGTATACGCCGTCTGTAATGGTGATGTCGCTGTCATAAGTTCCTTTGCTGTCGGTAGTATTGATCAGGAATCTTGTATCTGCCAAAGAATTGGAGATTGCTTCGGAAATACTACGGAATGTGATCTGTGATGCACCCAGCGTTAGGGCAAAGTGGTCTGTGAACGTCTGTGCAGCCGGTGTCTGCCGGTTCTCTGTGACAACTGTTTGTTTGATGTGGAACGTCATGTCTGCCGGTTCAAGTGCAATTTGCTGTTCCAGATAATCTTCCGCAGAAATCACGCCGTCCCATGTGCCTTCTCCGGCAAGGAATGTGCCTTCCATGGTGGCGTTGAGTGCTTCTGCATCAATGGTGATCGTGCAGTCCTGGGTAAAGAATCGCACGGAAAATTCCTCGGTGGTCGTGCCCGACACGGAAAAGTGGAAGAACAGGTGCAGGGTATGCACACCGTCCTGCAATGTCCACTGCGGACGCACCTTGCCGATTTCTTCGCTGCCCAGATAGTAGGCGGCTGTCAGAATGCCGTCTGTGCAGAGATATTGTTCTGCGGTATCCGTTTCCACGGTATCTGCTTGCAGCTTGATTTCCGCAAAAAAATTGACATGTGTGGTTTTCGTAGAAATAAATCGCAGACTGACAACTGTTTTCTGACTGTCGGTTCCCATGAAGATTCTGGCGGCGTTGGTGTAGTTGTAGTAGTGCATCTGCTGTGCATCGAGTGTACTGCTTAACCCGCTGAGAGCCTTGTCTTCGGCAGACTTCGCCCAGTCTATGGTTGGGTCGCTGCCATATCCGGCAATCTCATATTCCCCGTGATATGTCCACGTGTATGACATAATGCAGCCAATTGTATCATCAGGTGCAATGCCACCGGTAAACGCAATCACATCGCCTAGATCATAGGCGGGGTCGGCAAACATTGATGCGGTAAATGGCGTGTAATGCAGGGCATGGGCAGTGTCTGATGTCGCATCATCGCTGCTGTAGCTTGTCAGTGCATAGAGTATCGTTTGCAGGAGTTCCGTTTTCTTGGCAGGTAATCCGTATTGTAAAAATGGGTTGGTGCCTAAGTCCATATAGGTGCCGACCAGCTCCGGTACCTTACAGTACAACTGTTTTTCCTGCACTTTGTCATAGCAGATAATACGGTTGTATTCCGTTCGAAAGTCAGAGAACTTTGCTCCGGTCAGCCGGTGTTCGCTGGAAACCGTGTCTGTGGCTGCCGTGGAGAAACAGCGAAAGACCAGCTTTCCGCTGCGGTCAATGGTAGCAAATCCGCCGATCAGCTGTGCCAGATAGGAGATGATGTCACGGTAGGTGTCAATGTCGTTTTCCGGATACAACACAAAATAGCTGTATGTACCATTAGGCAGTGCTTGTACGGCGGCTCTGGTCATGCCGAACTCTATGCCGCATAAGCTGCATGCCAGTGTTGCCATGTCATAGATGCTGCCGGAAAATGCTTGTCCGTCATATGTCTTATCCAGCTTGGACATGTTATCATAAGCAACGGTTTCCCAGCCGAACGCTGTTTTTTCCATGGTAGACATCGTGTAAGGTGTCAAGGGAATTTCTTCCCATGTGTCATCAGCCAGTCGTCTGGATATG